GAGTGCCTTGAAACACCAATCTTAAACCCTAGAAAAGAAACAGTTCAAAGTAATTGGGGTAATTATACTTATACAAATACAAAAATAGAGGTTGACAATAGTAGAGGATAATATAGGATAACCATATGACGAAAGAAATAAACACAACAGCAGCGGAGTTTAAAATCATTGAAGACTCAAAAGATGAGCCAAGTTTAAAAGAGGCTCAAGAGTTTGTAGGTGGTTACGTTGAGGGAATTACTTTTCCTAACGGTGACTATCTTATTATCAATGAAGAGGGTAAGTTAATCGGCTTACCTTTAAACCCCGAGGCTACAACATTATGGAGAGCAACGTTCGACAACGATAACTACATTACAGGTCGTAATGACTTTGTTGTTGGTCCTGCTATCCTAATCAAAAAGCAAGCCCTAAAACAGTGGGCTAATTAAACTCCTTACCCCAGGCGCTAAAGCGCCTGGGTAGTGGTCCCAGACACAATCCAAAATAACCGCGAAACATTAAAGTCAATCCCCCTTACAAAAAAAGGGGTCCCACTACTCTAGGTTGTAATGCTTGATTTACAGAGTTATTGCTGTTAAAATACTTTTTCACTGGTAAAAAGGTGCAAAAAATTTTTTAAAAATTTTTTATGATAGATATAAACAAAGTTAACCTAGACGATTTAGATTTAAGCTCACTTCCTGAAGACGTTAGAAAAGAATTGTTAAAAGTGGATGTCATGCATACACAAAAACAAATTCAAGGTAAGGCTCAAAATGATTTTATGGCCTTTGTCAAAGCTGTTTGGCCCGAGTTTATAGAAGGCGGCCACCATAGAGTTATTGCACAGAAGTTCAATGACCTTGCTTCAGGAAAAATTAACCGACTAATTGTTAACATGCCACCAAGACACACTAAATCTGAGTTCGCAAGTTACCTTTTGCCAGCATGGATGGTGGGTAAAAACCCAAAATTAAAAATTATACAAGCAACACACACCGGAGAACTTGCAGTGAGGTTCGGACGTAAGGCAAAAAACTTAATTGACTCTGAAGAATACAGAAAAATTTTTCAAACTACACTACAAGAAGACTCAAAAGCTGCTGGAAGATGGGAAACGGAACAAGGTGGTGAGTATTTTGCAGCTGGTGTTGGCGGTGCAATCACGGGCCGTGGTGCAGACCTCTTGATTATTGACGATCCGCACTCGGAACAAGACGCATTATCGGCAACGGCGATGGAATCTGCGTATGAATGGTATACATCTGGTCCAAGACAACGTCTTCAGCCGGGAGCCAAGATCGTTTTAGTCATGACACGTTGGTCAAAAAAGGATTTAACAGGAATTTTACTCGACAATCAAAAAGAAATTAAGGGTGATCAGTGGGACTTGGTTGAATTTCCAGCAATCTTGGACCACGGAGATAAACAAGAACCAGTTTGGCCACAATTTTGGAAAATGGACGAGCTAGAAAAAGTAAAAGCTACACTTCCGGTTGGAAAATGGAACGCACAATGGATGCAAAACCCAACTTCTGAAGAAGGAGCCATTTTAAAACGTGAATGGTGGCAAACTTGGGACAAAGATTGGTTACCAGACTGTCATTACGTAATTATGTCGATGGATACGGCGTTTTTAAAAAAAGAAACAGCCGATTACAGCGCAATTACAACGTGGGGCGTGTTTTATCCTAACGAAGATAGCAAAGCTAATTTAATTTTATTAGATTCGTTAAAAGATCGATACGAGTTTCCAGAATTACGTCGTGTTGCGCTAGATCAATATAAATATTGGAACCCTGATTTAGTGATCGTAGAGCAAAAAGCATCTGGAACTCCTTTAACACACGAATTAAGACAAATGGACATTCCGGTGATGACATTTACCCCAAGTCGTGGTAATGATAAGCACGTCCGTGTAAATTCTTGTGCACCGCTCTTTGAGGCAGGCCAAATTTGGGCTCCTAATATGAAGTTTGCAGAGGAAGTTATCGAGGAATGCGCGTCATTTCCATACGGAGATCATGACGACCTAGTTGATAGTACAACTATGGCTGTCATGCGATTCAGGCAGGGAGGCTTCCTAACCCATCCAGAAGATTACGAAGACGAAAAACAACCACCTAGGAAGATGGAGTACTACGGATAATGTCATTGAAAACAGAAGCTATAAAAAGATTTTTAACTGCAGCAAGATCTCTTGCTAATCAAGGTATGAGTAAAGAAGCAATTATGCAGTTTGCTAAAAATGAGTTTGGTGAAATAACAGAACTGTTTCAAAGACAGATAGACAATATTTTTAAACCAGGTCAAGGAATTAAAAGTATTAAAATTAAAGATCCTGATTTTGACGACACAGTTATTAAAATGCAGTTTGATGAAGAAGGTATACCTTTTAATCCAAAAGACCCATTAAAATATTATGGTGCACCAAAAAAATCTATTACAGAACGAATGGATGATATTAAAGAAACAAATAAAAAATTAACTGAAGCTCTGCAAGAATATGAAAATATTTATAAACCAAAACAAAATAAACCTGATGTTTATGGTATTCGTGACTATGACACGACAAACATGTCAGAAATTAAACAACAAATTATTAAAACAGAAAATAAACTTGGTAATTTAAATCCAGATTCACCTGATTTTAAAGAGAAAGCAAAAGCATTAATAGATGAAATAGAAGATTTAAAAGGTAAATTAAAAGATGAGAAACCTAGAACTGATAAATACACAGGTGGTATGGTTGACGTTGAACCTAACTTATCTGATATTGGTCATGGTTCGGATGCGCTTATGGCAAGAACAAGATTAATCTCACCAGGAGCACAAGGAACTACATCAACTGGTTTAAATTATTTACTCGCTGAAGATAACGACAACATAAGAATTCCATTTAATGATGGTCTTAGGGTAGATCCTATGGCATTAGAAGACCAAGCTTTTAAAGCTGCGATGAACGCTTTTAAATACTATGTACAAACTGGAGGCAAAAAAAATTTTAAAGATTATATGCGTATGCAATCGCAAGCAGGTAAAGCTGGTGGGGGTATAGAAAATTTTAGAGCAGAAGGTGGTCGTATAGGTTTTTCAAAAGGTAAAATTGCAAAAGAACTTTTAGACAAAGGTCGTAGAGGATTTATGAAAACCGTAGGTTCTATTGGTGCAGGAATAGCTGGACTTAAATCCGGCTTATTAGGATTTGGAGACCAAGCAGGACCAAAAGTAGAAATGGTAAAAGAAACAGTAACAGGGGCACCTGATTATTTTTTTGATTTAGTTTCTAAAATTAAAATGTTTGGTAAAAAATCTAAAATTGGACCACAAGAAAGAGTAGATGAATATTCTTACACGGGTGCAAATGGCGATGATTATACATTGACAGAAGATATTGTAACTGGCGATGCAAGAATTGTAAAAGACAAAACAGGTGCGGTTCGTTATGGAGAAGATGATGTTACCGATGGTATCGCTAATAGAAGTGTTATGGAATATAAATCTGGTAAAGGTATGGCTGACGAAGGCACAGGTGGTGCGTTAGCAGATGAGTATGATGAATACGAAGTTAGATTTGATTATGATGGCACAGAAGCTGATGCTGATGATATGAGTGAATTTATAAAAAAAGAAATCATAGAAGAAGTTTCTGACAAAACTACAAAAACTAAAAAAGCAGATGGTGGTCGTATTGGTTATTCTAAAGGTAAGTTAATAAAAACAATTGGTAGTAGAACTTTAGCATTTTTAGAAAAAATTTTTGGTAAAGAAGCTATGGCTGAGATGCCAAGTCGAGATCCTGAATTATACAAAGGTTTATTAGAAGTAACAGAAGCATTTAGAGCAAGAGACAAAGAAGGTTTAAAAATGTATTTACAAAAATATTTACCTCACATGGATGATACAGAAATTGAAGAATTTATTATTGGCACTAGACCTGACATACAAGGTATTCAGGGTCAGTTACTTAGACTTGGTAGTGGTAGAGATTACAAAGGTAAACTTGATATGATGAGAGAAGCCAGTCAAAAAAGAAAACTTGCTGATTTAGAAGTTACAGAAGATATGAAACGTAAACCCAACGCATCCGGTGGTATTGCAAAACTATTAGGAGAGTAATGGAAGAGATCGATATAAAAAAGATCGATATAGAAAAGATCTTAGATATGTTTGAGGATGACTATGTTATTCCTGCAAGCAAAATGGAAAGACCACAATCTGCTTTAGATAGAGAAATGTTTGAAGATTTTAACAAACGTAATCCACAGGCTGATGGTGGACGAATAGGATTTTATAAAGCTGGATTTGTAAAGTCAAATCCTCCAGGTCAACAATATGTAGTTAAGTTTGCTAGTAAAAATATGAGTCCTGATTATCCGGATAAATTTATTGGGACTCAAAAATACGCAACAGAAAAACTTGCGAATCAGGCTATTGAAGAAAGAAAATTACTTTCAGAAAAAAAATATAAAGCAGGTGTTAAAAAGTCTGGAGAGGCTACAAAATTAAAAAAAGAAGCAAACTTTAAAAGTTTGGTAGATAAAATTTTTGAAACGGAAGACTTTGATAATTTTAAATCTCAACCAACAAAAGCACAATTAAGATTTGCTAAAAAAGCTGGCAAAGTTAGAGAGGGAACAGGAATTATTCCTGCGCAATATATTAAAGAATTTAATCAAGCTATGGCTGCAGGTGTTGATTCTCCAGAGTTTAAAAATATATTAAGAATCACAGGCAGAACAGAAGAAGAAATTTTAAAACTAAATCGATTAAGACCTGGTGGGGCAGTGCCTATAAAAGTTAGAGCTGAAGCTGCTGCAAAATCTTATCCTGAAGATAGAAAAGTATCAGAAGAAGAAAAAATAAAATCTGAAAAAAAAACTAAAGCCAAAAGAGCTGAAAAAGAAACTGTTGGTAAAAAATATGCAAGTGAAGCAGAACTTGAAAGATATAAAATAGTAAATGAACAAAAGAAAAAATTAAATAAATTTTTTCAAGAAAATCCTAAAGCTTTACTTAACACAGAGTTTGGTAAAAAAATAAAAGAGTTAATGGATGTTAGAATTGATAAAGATGGAAACTTTTTTCAAAACACAAGACCGGATGATTATTATATTGCAAAAGCAGAAGAAGGAAAAATTTTTGATATATTTGATATTAACAAGATAGCTAAAGGTCAAAGGTCTACTAAATTTACTAGCAACTTAAATATTTTACCTGGTCAATTTAATCAAGCTTTTATAGAAGGACAGGTTAATAAGTATTTTAAAAAAGGTGGTAGATTAGAAGGTCAAACAGAAATATTAGAAAACATAAGCAAATATTTAGATAATATTGGTGTTAAAGTTGACATTGAAGATGTTGGTAGAATTGGAGGTGGAAATCCTGTGTTCTTTGATTCTAAAACAAATAGATATCCTCACATAGAAAACACGTTAAAAAAAATGAATATACCAGATGAATTGTTAACCGAAATAAAACCTGTTAGTGAAGGTGTAACAGTAGGAGCAAACTATGTTCCAAAAAAACTTTTAACAAAGACTCTTGGAGACATGGCCATATCTCTTGGTTCGCCAACTGCTTTACTAGGTTTAAATGCATATCTAGGAGTTGACCCTAGAGAATCTTTAGATAGAGCTATTCTTGGTGGAGAAGTTGCATTAGCCCCATCTGGTATCAGAGCATTAACAAGTAGACTCGATGCTATAAAAAACCCAGCTGTTAGAAAAGGTATCGAAACAGTAGCCGGTCTAAGACTACCAGGTGTGTTTACACCTGCTAACGTATTAAGAGCTGCAAGGTTTGCACAACCATTAGGTATTGCAACACTAGCTGGTGAAGGGCTTTACCAACTAGGTAAACTAGGTTATGAAGAACAACAAATGATTAATGAGATGAGAAAAAATGATCCAGAAGCGTATCAAAGATATCTCGCAGAACAACAAGAATTAGCGGATGTATCAGCATAATGATTAAAAATAAAAAACAACAACCTAAGAAAAAAACTAATACACAAAAGATAGCTAGCGTTTATAATAACCCGGCTTTTAAATGGTGGTCAGTACCGCCTAAGAAAGGACCACTATCACAAGGGTTGAAATTAGGTAAAAAACAAGTTAAGAAAGTCTAGGAGAACATATATGGCAGAAATAGATAAAGGTCTCCCTAACGTAAAACGTCCAGATGAAGTTGCAGAGGAAGTTAACGTTACGGAAATTGATGAAACACCAAAAGGACCAGTAGAAATTACAGAAGACGAAGAAGGGGCAACAGTTGACTTTGACCCTATGGCAATGCCTTTACCAACAGAGGTAGACCACTTTGCAAACTTGAACGAATTACTTCCAGAAGACGACACAGACATGATAGGTAGTCGTTTACAAAACGATTACATGGAATACAAAACTTCTCGTAAAGAATGGGAACAAGCATACATGACTGGTTTAGATTTGTTAGGATTTAAATACACAAACAGAACTGAACCGTTTCAAGGAGCATCTGGTGCAACACACCCTGTTCTTGCAGAAGCAGTCACACAGTTTCAAGCTCTAGCTTATAAAGAATTATTACCTGCAGATGGACCGGTTAGAACTATGGTTATGGGTAAATCTGATCCACAAAAAGAAATGCAAGCACAAAGAGTTAAAAATTTTATGAACTATCAATTGATGGATCAAATGAAAGAATACGAACCTGACTTTGATCAAATGTTATTTTATTTACCACTTGCAGGTTCTACATTTAAAAAAGTTTATTACGACGATTTATTGGGACGAGCTGTATCAAAGTTTGTTCCAGCAGATGACCTTGTTGTTCCGTACACGGCTACCTCATTAGACGATGCGGAAGCAGTCATCCATGTTGTCAAGATGTCAGAAAACGATTTAAGAAAACAGATGGTATCTGGTTTCTATTCTGACATCGAATTGACAAAACCAACAGACACTACAACTAATGATCTTGAACAAAAAGAAAGAGAAGTTGAAGGTGTTACAAAATCCCAAAGAATAGATCCTTTGTATACAATTCTAGAATGCCACGTTAATCTAGATCTAGAAGGATTCGAAGACGTTGGTCCAGACGGACAACCAACGGGAATAAAATTGCCTTACATCGTAACAATCGAGGAAGGTAGTAGGAAAGTTTTGTCTATTAGACGAAACTTTGCGCCCAATGATCCAAAGAAACTTAAAATCCAATACTTTGTCCACTTCAAATTTCTGCCGGGACTAGGATTTTATGGCTTAGGATTAATTCACATGATTGGCGGATTGAGCCGTACTGCAACTGCGGCTCTCCGTCAATTATTAGACGCTGGAACACTATCCAACCTACCCGCAGGATTTAAGCAAAGAGGTGTCAGAGTAAAAGATGACGCTCAAAATATACAACCAGGAGAATTTAAAGATGTTGACACTCCAGGTGGTAATCTAAAAGATGCTTTCGTATTCTTACCTTACAAAGAACCATCGGCAACGTTATTACAGTTGATGGGTATTGTAGTTCAAGCAGGACAAAGATTCGCGTCC